TCAGTTGCGTATACAGTTCGTTCTGCAGATGTTGCTTGTCGTTCTACAAAAACTATTCTATTCTCTTGTGGTATTCTTACTGTCCTGTTTGTGTCAAAGGCAGAAACAAATACCAATCTATTCTCATCGGGTATACGTACAGTTCTGGATGCTGAAGTAGACATTATGCTGCCTCTGCTATATATACTGTGCGTCTACGACTGTACTGCTCTCTTACAGCTTGGAAGTCAAATACTACTGCAGTTGTAGTAACAGCACCTATTGTACCTGTAGCTGGTGCAGATGCCAAAGCTTCACTTACTTTAACTTGTGCTAATGCTTGTACAGAACCTGTTGCACTCACACTATCAAGTACTTCAGTAGGTTTTTCCTCTAACTCATTTACTGTACTTGTAGCAGATACACCTGTAAGAACTATTAACGAATCTGCATGAGGTATAATAGCTGCTACTGTACCTGTAGCGGAAACACTATTTAAGTTTTCGTCTACTTGTGGTTCTACAGTACCAATAGCACTTGTAGCACTTACACCTACAGTAATACGTTCTGTGATGTCAATTTCAAAACCACCAGCAGATACAGACTCAATAGTTCCTGTTGCTGCTACACCTGTAATATCTTCTGTTATATTTGGAGATAATGTTCCAATAGAACTTGTAGCAGACACTCCGGTAAGTGTAATTTTTATAAATGCATTAACTGTACCTATTGCACCAATTGCACTTACACTATTAAGAACTTCAGTAGGTTTTTCTTCTACTGTATTTACACTACCTGTAGCAGATACTCCAGTAAGTGTTCTGGATATGTCTTCAGCACCGTAAGCAGATACGCCATATCTACCTGTACCAAATCGTGCTGAAGCTGCTACAACAGCCATTAGGCTATGCGGATAACTGCATTAGAAGCATCTGCAGCAGGGAACTCAATAGTAAGATCACCTGCAGTAGCACTAACTGTTCCTCCAAAATCAATTACAGCAATAGCTTTATTTGATTGACCAGCGTTATAAATAATACATCCATCTGCTGATACAGTTACATTGGCAAATACTTCATCTGCAAAATCTACAATAGCTGTAGAGCCAGATAAACTAATTGTTGCAGAGTCTAATACTTGACCACCTGCACTATAGTTTGTTCCAGATGCTTCATCAGAATTACCTGTAACATCTGAGTAATTAGTTGTACTGGCATTATACGTACCAGACGGTGATGCTTTAATTAAAGCTAATTTAATACTGTCAGTATCCAAATCATGGGTACCACCAAGTAACTCTGTTTTGAATGTATTGCACATTGCAGTTGTAATAGCCATGATTAGGTTCCTCTTAGAAGTCTACACAATATTCCATCTGTGTAATTTTTAATGCCGTATCTTTGTCTTGCCATCTAGGAACGTATATACACTCTATTTTAGAGTAACCATTCTCTTTGGCATAATTAAATCTGTTATTCCCTATAGCACAACGATATTTTAAATCTGTTTCTACTGCTTTATTAGGGTCTTGTCTTCGTGGTTGTTCTTCATAGTAAGTTAAAAATGTATCTTGACTCCAAACTATCGGGGGCCAAAGCATCCCATTATCGTCTATAGATTTTTTAATAGCTGCTAAAAACTTTCTATCTAGTAGTGCAGCCTCATCCATCTCTGAGTATACTTCGTTTAAATTAAATACTCTAGTAGACCAACCATCAACTTTATTTTTAGATTTTAGTATCATTTAGATGTTTTATAGGGGCCACTCGAAAGCAGCCCCTAAAGTTACTTATGCAAGCAGATCACGATCTACTTCTGCAGCAGCACCTGTAGCACCCATTGGGGCATATACTACAAAGAACTGAAATGATCCTGCTGAAGGAGCATTTGAACCTGCAAGTAATGCAGTAATGGTCGTGTCAGAAGTTGTGACATTTGTAATGCCGTTTACTGTGGTAGTAGTGGCAGCTAAAGTTTTAGCACCATTAATATCAGCAGTACCAAGCATGTCAACGTCACCGCCTGTTACACCAAAGCTTACTGCATTAGCACCACCAATGGTAGCAGCAGCAGTACACTCAGCACCAGCAGCAAGAACCACACAATTGTTTGGTACTGTACCGATGTCGTGAGTTGAACTTGTAGTCAAATCACCGTGAGCAATCACGGCAGTCTCAATACGAACTGGAGATTGTAAAGCCATTTTCTATGCTCCCTTATGCTAAGTTATACTTGGCAGTAACGATTGCTTCTGGACGAAGAATCTTCCTACCATATAGGTGCATACCACGAACAATGTCAGCAAAGCTGTCAGGATCACGATATGTTTCAGTTTTGTTGATTTGCTCCGCAGTTGCGACAGCAGAATCATGACCAGCTACGATAGCACCGTAGTTAGTGTTTTGGTTTGCAGTACCTGTTGTACCTGAACCAGTACCAACTGATGGCAAGTTGCTCGAAGTATATACACGGAAACCGTGGAAGTTATTCAAGACAAGACCATTACGTAGTCCACCTGATTCACCAAAGTCTGCATTGAAGAGGCGTGAATCCTCATCACGAAGTACTTCCATAAATACTGGATCAACTACAAGCCACCGTCCTTGAGTATCAACTTGTTGTTGATCCAAGAGCCGAGCCATACGAGCTACAACCATTGCTGGTGAAGCTGTAGCAGTTGGAAGAGCAGTGGCACCAGGCAAACGTGCTGCAACTGGAATCGAGTGATCACCAGCAGAAGTCGTTGTAATGTTACCAAAGTCACCTTTGTTCAGTTTCATGCTTGCAAGCAATTCATCTGAGCCAGCAGTGGCTACTGCTTTAGTACCGTTTACTTGGTCATTGACAGTATCGGCATCTGTATGCAAAGCTGATTGCTTGTAACCAGCAAGATAGCCAAGAACTTCTTGGTCATGCTGATCAGCCAAACGATAAGCTGCACGGTTAGTTGCAAGATCCATGAAGTTCACATGTGAGTGAGCTTCTTCGATGTCATCAATTTTAAAAGCAAAGTAGTTAGCTTTGTCTACAACCAATGAGAAATCTTCATCGTCAAGATCTTGTGCTGAGATGTTTGTACCACGAGCGTATGAGCTTACGGAAATCTCAGGTTCTTTAATAATTTTAACTGTATCACCTTGGGCAGCAATCTCCCCAAAATAATCAGAGTTGGTGATGTCACCACATACAGTTGCTTTACGGAAAGCAAGCTGTACTTTTTTGGAATAGATTACGGAACTAAAGTTACCGTTAGGTAAGTTACCGTATCCTCCTGCTGTTGAAAAAGCCATAATAAATCCTCCTGATAGTTGGCTTATTTAAAAGCTAATACCAATAAGAGGCTGATCGTTTTCTAGGGTGCGTAAGATTAACAGTCGGCCAACCGTTAGTTCTACGGGCCTATACTTGAACAGGTCGTTCTTTATAGTTTAGACTTTATTGGAAATTGAGTTGAAACAAAAGGTAGTCATAAGAGGCTTTTGTTTCATACTCCCTAGTTATACTATTGATTTTTTATTTGTCAATAGTTTATCTGGCATTACCAGACACGTCATAGACAAATTTACCGCTGCGCATTGCTTTGTTAATTTCGTCTGCACGCTCTTCAAATTCTTTGTCAGTCATTTTAGCAACTTCTGACTCTCGAATCATTTCATTAGCATCAGCTACATCTACTTGAGTTTTACTACGTTTAGTAACTGTTGAAGCTGCTGCTTTTTTATTTGCTTTCTTATCTTTAAGGGTTAAACCTTTATCTATCTTATAAAGATCAATAACACGTACTACTGAGGCTGGATCATCTGCATTTTCATATAGTGCATCCTTAACCCACTTAGGTTGTTCATCTGCCCAATTATGAAAGTCATCTGCTTCACGTAACTTGTCAAAGTCTGAATGAGATTCACGAATTTTATTTTCAGCTTTAATTCGTTGGGTTTCTGATTGAGCATCACTAAGTTCTTTTAATCGAGTATCAGCCTTATCAAACATCTCCTGTGCTTTTTTAGTAGCAATAGTTTCTACTATACCAGCTACATCAGGATATTTTTCTGCCCACTGTTCAATATCTTCATCAGACTTAGGTGGAACAACACTTGCTTTAGAAGATTGTAGGCTCTCTAACTTTTCGTCCCACTCTTTTTCTTTTTGCTGCATGTGGCGTCTTAGGTCGCCATAGCGTTTCTTAAAAGACTTTTCTTCTGCAGATAACGTTTCTTCTTTAGCTTCTGTATTGGTCTCTGCTTCTTGAGTAGCTTCTTCAACTTCTTCTGCATCTACTGGGGTTTCTCCCCTTGCTTCAGCTTCAAGTCTTTCAATCTCCTTAGCTTCTTCTTCCATTCGTTGTTTACGCTTTGCGTTATTGTATCCACGATCAACGAATCCTGCAGTCTTTGGTGTTTCCATTTCTGCTAGTTCAGGCATATTATTCTCCTTATGTTGGGGTCAGCCGTAGCCGAGTAGCCTTATTATTTTTTCTTTTTGGGTCTTGATGCCAAACCACCTTTACTAAAACCTCCACCCCTTTCTACTTTAGATGCATAAGTTTCTACATTTCCTGTTGGAGTACTTACGCTACGAGCACCACCTGATGTTGGTGCAGATACACCCTCACTGCTGGCAACAGTAGAAGCTTGTGTTTGCCTACTTT